AGCCATTGTTTCTTTGTTTTATTAGAATTAAAAAAGAGGGCGAGGACATAGCCCAAGCCCCCTCTTGATTTACATTAACTCGGATTAAGAGTAAAGGACTACGTCAGCTCCGATACCGTACTGAACTCCTGCGAAGAAGCGAAGGATAACACGGATATTGTCTGAACCGTCAAGGTCAGCCATATCAAGTACACGAACCTCGTTACGCTCGTTCAAAAGACCAGTTCCGAAGAATAGGTTTGAAGATTGAGCAGCAACCATCTTGTTTGAAGGAAGGCCGTTTGCCATAGCAACGCGGATGCCATCAAAGAACAAGTCTCCGTTACCATACCAAGTAGTGCCTTTATTGTCAACACCATTCGCTCCAAGACCTGAAGTTCCGAATCCACCAAGCGCACGGACATAAGCCTTTGCTACGTTTTGTGGAACGTAGATGGTCAAGTCCTCCTTGCCGTAAAGGGCAGATGGGATAGCGTCTACAACTTTGCCAAGCTCGGTGATTACGTTAGCAGCAGTCACGGTGGTGGCAGTTACGTCAATAACGTCAGAGTCAGCAGTCATCAATGAAAGGAATCCAGAGAACTCACCTGCACTTGCGGCAGTACCGTTCCAAATGTTCTGCTCAATCTTTTGGGCAGTCTTGGCAGCAACGTGAGCGATAAGGAAGTCGGCAAAAGAAGCAGGGATGCTATCGTAAGCAGAGAAGCCCATCTGACCACCAATCCAAGAATCGTAGTAGTCCTTCTTGCAAAGCTGCAAGTTCACTTGAAATGGCTCAACCTCAAGAATGCGGTCAGTCAAAGTCAAGGTAGAAGTTGCATCAAAATCACAAGTGGCATCTTTTACGATGTCATTGGTGTTCACCTTCTGAAGGGTGGTGCGGTAGTTTACGTTTGGAAGAATCTCAACGAGACCCTTGTCAAGCGTGTCAGCAGAAAGTAATGCAGCAGAGATGTACTTGCTTGCAAACGCTCCTGCATAGTTCGTGGTGATTGAAGTAGTTGTTGCCATTGTTTATTTGTTATTTATTCATTCGTGCAAGGACTCGGTCAATCGTCTTTTCGGGGCGATTAGAACTCATCTTTTGGACTTGCTTTGTTTCGGGGTTGTGCTTGATAGGCTTCGCAGCAGGAGCAGCAGATAGTTCAGCTTTGATAGCTGACATCTCCTCCTTCTTGGCGTATGAACCCATCTCCTCACGCATTGCTTTCATCTCCTCACGCATCATCGCAACTTCTTCGAGAACTTTCTCAATGATTGCGACAACCGCAGGAGCTTCTTCTTTTACTTCCATTTCGGCAAGTTCAGTAGCTTCTTCGGCTTGTGCCTCAACTTCTTCAGCCGCTTCTTCAGCAGCTTCTTTAATTTCAGCGATTACGCCTTCTTCTTCAATGACCAATACACGGCCATCTTCAAGTAGGTGTTCGCCAACTGGAGCAGCAACTCGGTCTTCGCCACTAATGACAAATACTTCGTTGCCTGCTTCAAATGATTCAGCCTCAAGAACTGCTCCGTTCTCAAGTGTCATTTGCGCAAACTGAACTTCACGGATGGAGGACAGCTCGGCAAGGATGCGGTTAAGGATATTGTTTGCTTTCATATCTAACTAATTAAAGGGGTTTTGATTATTTGTAACATTTTTATAGGTCTTGCCATAGCTTGTGCCTGCAATGAGCCATCGCAGCAGTTGGACTTGTAGGTGTTGTCTTTGCATAAGCACCCACGCCTTCCACCTCTCGGTGAAGCTACGGGGAGTTTCTGTGGTCTATACATTCTTTAGGTCTTCTTTATGGTATAGGTACTCGCTATCTTCGGTATGGGTTGCACCAGTCATAAGTCTGCCATCGGCATCCTTGTGCGTTAAACCGGTGTAGAGTTTGCCGTCTGCGGTGTAGTGAGGTACGCCTACTGCAAGTTCAATCTTGCCAAGTTCTTTGAGCTTGGATTCTGCCCATCGCTTGCCTGCAAGACCTCCCCATAGCAGGAACGATATTGTGCCACAGGCTTCGCTATTGCTTTCATCGTAGTATTCTTCGGCTCTTGATAGGTATGAGTACATCCGTGTGATGGTCTCTACGCTCACAGGCTTGCCCTGTGCGAGCTGCTGCGCCCTTACCTTACCGACAGGCGTTGCACACTTGTTGCCGTTCTTCTCGTTTAGCTCAATGCCACGCTTGGCGTTGTCCTTCACCGCATCGGGGTAGTCGGCATAAGATTCCATCTCTATGCGCTTGCCCGTCTTTTTGCGCCCATCTCTTTTGATGATAGCGACAATCTGCGATAGCATCAACGCTGCTTCCTGCTCCTCTATTTGTGCCATCTCTTGCTTGGCAAGGTTTAGCTTGTCCACAAAATACCCCTCAATGCTAAAGCCTTTGACCTTTCCCGTCTTGACAAAGTTTGTCCAAATCTCTGGGTTGTTGACTTTCATAGATACCATCCACGTTCCAACAGGCAAATCAAAGCCGTACTTCTTGCTCTTGTCGTGGACTTCATCTTCTATAATCCACGACTCTACAACCGTCAATCCGTTGATGCCTACTTCGTGTTCAAGCGTAGCGTTGTTCTGCTTGGACTTCTGAAAGAACATCTCGCTTGCTTTGCGAATGGTGGCTTCGCTGAAGTAAACGTAGAACTCCTCTTGCCCCTCTGCTCGGTAGATGGGCTTATTAGGTACGAGTGCTGCTCCCATAAGGATGCGCTTCTCATCGCTCTGCGTAGCGAACTCAACCCGTTGTGAGTTCAGCGCAATGAAGTCCTCCTCAATAGCAGGATATTCTACAAGGGAGATTGCGTCAATGCCCGTGAGCAGCATTGATTCATCAAGTATTAGTTCAATTAGTTTCATCATCCGAATGTTGCGGTTCTTACTCTTTGGCGTTGTAGTTGTTGCGAGGTCGTTACGTCACCACCCACAACGTATGCACGGATAGGTTGTTGGAACTGCCCACCTATGCTCTGCGCAAGTTGGTTTACTCCACCCTGTCCTACGACATTAAATTGTGGTGGTTGTGATGGCGCAGAAGGGGAGGTGATTGTTGCAGGCGGTGAGCCTCCTCCTGTTGGTTCTGCTGCATTGATGTTGCGGATGGATGCAACGGTTGTTGCTGCGAGTGCTGCTAATTGTATGCCCCTGTTTATTGAGCCAAAAGGCTCTGGTAGGGAGGTGCTATTCTTAAAGATTCCGACTGCTGCTTGCGCTGCATCTACAATTACGTTTGCCGTTGCTACGGCCTTGCTATTCTTAAATACTGCACCAAGCGCACCCTGCACCGCATCAATGCTTTGGTTTACCATTGCAGCCTTTGAGTCTTGTGCTGCCTTCTCTAATGCGGTTGTAGCATCCGTTGTCTTTTTTGTGATGGCAACAATCTCTGCTGACTGCTTTTCTTCAAGAGCAACCCTCTGCTCTGCCGACAACTCATCCAACTGAAGCAAGGCGAAGTACTTATCACGGACTGCGTTTATCTCACGTTGTTGGTCGGTGAGTAGGGTCTCAAATGCCTTATCTAAAAGCGCACCCTGTGAAACTGCATAGTCAGAGGCTGCCTTCTCCTGCAACGCTGCAAAGGCTTCTTCGGCTTTTATCTTCTCATCGGCTGCTGCTTTCTCCTCTGCCCTTAATCCCTTTACTTCAGTACCAAGCCTGCGCTTGCGAGCGATGCTCGCCTGCTCTAACTCCGATACACGAGCCTCTGCCTCTGCAATGGCTACCAACTGCTCCTCGTTTGTTTCTGATATTCTCGCTTGCGCTTGAAGTGCTGAAAGCCTTAACTTTTGGTTTTTGATTTCTTTGGCTGCGACTGATTCTTCTAACTCCCCTGCTTTTAGTACCGCAGCGATACGCTCCTCTGTGCTTTTGGTTAGGTCATCAGCAACGAAGCGAGCCTCTGCAATCTGCTTGTTTGCCTTTGCACGTTCTACAATGAGCGCACGTTCTGCATCTTCTACATCGTTTAATAGTCCTGCGACTCTTGCTCCCTCTTTGGCTGCTGCTGCTAATGACTTGCTAAATTCAACCGCAGCCGCACCTGCTGCCGCAACCTTATCGGTTACGTTCTCAACTCCAAGTGCAATCTTGCCTGCGGCATCAGCAGCCGTCTTTGCTGCTGCGGAGAACTCACCCTTTAATGCAAGACCGATTGCTTTGCCAAGAGCAGGCAGCAACTCCAAAAGCCCCTCAATGCGGTTGGTGATATTTTCTTTTAGCAGCTTGCCAAAGTCCTTGAGGGCTTGCTGCGGATTCTGGAATGCCTCAAAGAGTTTCTCGCCAAGTTTAACGAGTACATCCGTCAACTTGCCAACGACTGCACCAAGTGCGCCAAGAACAACCGCTAACGCATCACCACCACGTTCCGTGTTCTTAAAGTAAGTGACAAGCGATGTTACTGCGACAAGCAGCGCACCCAATCCCGTAGCAATGATTGCTCCTTTAAGCGTACCGAATGCTTTTACCGCACTACCAATACCGCCCTGTAAGCTCTTGAACGCAGATACTGCACCGCCTGTGCGCTTATCAAGTGCCTCAAGACCGCTACTGATAGCCTCGTTTGTCTCTTTGGCTTTTGTCTGGGTCTTGTCAGCCTCTATCCCTACGGCTTTAAGCGCAGCGATAGCGGATGTAGCATCCCCTTTAATCTCAATTATTTCAACTGCCGCCATTGTAGCTTAATATATTCGTTCCATCCTTCGGGGAGTTTGTGCTTGCCTTTGGCGATTTCAACGCAATCACCTGCTCCAATCCACTCCTGTGAGTTTAGTATTTCAATTAAATAACTTAAATAGGTTGGCTTCATACTACGTTAAGGAGTTCAAATGTTGCTTTGCCTGTGGTCATATTCAGACTCACGTTGTTAATTAGGTACTTGGTGTTGTTCCAAATGATTGCATTCTGAAGGTTCAGCGTGATGATTTTACCGATAGGCAGCACCGCTTCCACGTTGTACAACCTGCGTTGCTTGGCGTATAGGTCGGTGATGTAGTTGCTCCACTCGTTGTTGTAAAGAGTTCGGTTTACCGATTGCAGGTGGTACGGGTCTATGTCTGCGCCAAACGTGATAGTATGCGATGCCCCTGCGCTTGAGTAGCGGTTGGAGGTGTTGGCGTACCAAGCAACGGTGACCTCCTCGCTTGTGTTATTATCAGCGTTTACAAATGCCACCGAGTTGGCCGATAAGTCGTAGTCATCAAAATAAGCATAAAATAAGATAGGCGCACCCAAGTAGGGATTAAACGTGCCATCCTCATTTGTCTCACTTGTGATGCTTTTATAGACAAGTACATTCGTAAGAGTACCTGTCTCTCGGTCTGTAAGCCTTTCAAATAGTGGACATTCAAACGGCAGTTCAATCAAAAACTCATCGCCATCAAAAGTGAAGTCAACATTCAAATCACCATAGCCTACGTTGTTTGTTTGTTGGTATTGGAAGCCAAGTATCTGCTCGGTAGGTTGGTACTTAAATTCTATCTCCCTGTAAAGCGGTGGGCGGTTTACCACATACTCGGTTATGTCTAAATACTCTTGGTAGTCTTTGTCGCTTCCTGCTGCGTACCAATCATCCAACGGCTGAAGCAAGAAGCTCGTAGATGTAGTTGGCACAATCACCATATTGTACATCTTCAGAATCCCTGCCAAGAAGTCCTTTACCTTTATTTCGGGCATAATGTCTTGCACTACCACTTGAAAGGAATAGCTTGCAGATGCAGTTTGGTCAACTGAAAATTCACTTGTTGAAGTAACGGAATCAATACCCGAATAGTCCGTGCATTGGTAGGTCATTGAAGTTGGCTGCTGTGGTCTAATAAACAACTGCACTTGCGCTCCTGTACCAAAGCCCAAAGAGGCCATAGTTGTAGTCACCGAAGATGCGGGGTGAGCGTTGACCTTAACCGCATAATCAAAAACCCCACCCTTAAAAACTGCAAGTTCATAGTTCTCACTTACGTCTTTCATTGTGATTTGCAAATCGTAAGGAGCGTCATCGGGGACAGTCCAAGTGTCTGTGGCTAAATTAAACTGCGAACCGCTACCCGTATTGCGATTCATATTTATGAGTTGGTATTCTATGTCGTTACCACTCGCAAATAGATACCCCTCGTATCGGTGCAGCCATAGCGACAAATCAACA